GCCAAACTGTAAGTTTGAACATGTAACACTACCTGTAGCACCAGCCAAAGTCCCTATTGAAGAGAAAGTAGATGAGTTTAAAACTGGTGAAATAAAAAAAGTAAGATATTATGTGAGAGATCATGATTTCAAAATATTGAACAGAATTGACGCTGCGAAGGCAGGCTGTGAATTTTTCACCACACAATTCAAGGATTACTTAGAACCTGCTCAGGAGATGCTTGGACCTCTTGGAGAGTTTCTCACGTATGTTTTAATTTTCGGTTTTGATATTATAAAGCTAGTAATTTCATATTACAAGGTTGCTGTGAAGTTCTTTTTAAGAGGGCTTGTAGCAGATAATGGTCACACCATCACCCACAAGTCTACACGTATGAGAGTCTTAGGTGTTGATGATGGTATCCAAAACCTCCTTTCACAGGGAAATTTTACAGGTTTTAAAGACATGCGCATTTATGCCTCTTTGCTTCTTTGGTATCAAAAGGATCATGCGTCAATGGTTCCAAATAAATATTCAATCAAGACTCTTCTACATTCATCTAAGGAGAAATATTATGATTGTGATCAAAGTATTGTTTGGAATACTGCCATGTACTATGAACAACAGTGTGAATTACGGGAATATATCACTAATATCAACAAAGCAGATTCTGGACAAGTTGCAAACTACTAGGGGTATCGCTACTTGGGGTATGGAGCAACCACAAGTGAAGCGTATAAGATTGTAGTTTCAGAATGCTCTGTTGTAAAAGACTTCAAGATGAACAATCGTTTTAAACTCTTGAAGGGAAAAGAGTTCTACTCCAGTATAACTGGTCTCAATTTCCCACCGTCCAACTACCATGATGGGATGTACAAGTTAGTATATGGTCCAGTTTTCTATACCACCAATGTTGTTTATTCACGTAGTGATGGTAATAAGAAGAAGGCACTAGAAAGACTGACAGGTTTAAGATTCCCTTTGGAGCCTGGGAAAGATGAAAAGATGGAAGAAAACCAAAAAGAGGTTTATAACCTCCAAAACTTTAAGGACTTATTTTCAAAGTTCAGAGATAGTTGGTCCTTCTATGCCCAGGAATTAGAATCCCATGAGGTTCTTTTAGAGGAATATGTGTATACACCACACCCTAAGAAGGCCGAACGAATAAGTGCTTACCTTGAATATCTTGCAGAAAATCATTTTGAACACGATACCTTAGTTCAGTTTGTGGAGGGGAAGGTTAAAGCTGGAGAGTGGGGCAAGTGGGGTAAATACCCACGTCTATTTGTTTCACTTGGTTCCTCTTCTATCCTAGTAGCTGGATATTTGATGGAGC